GATTCCTCTACGTCTCGTGGGCTCGGAGATGTGTATAAGAGACAGCAATATAATTGAATACTTATTATCATTTATGTCTGATAATTTACTTTCGGAATCAAGTGAAAATTTAAAAATATCTTTAGTGATATTATATCTGTAACTATTATCTCCTAATATTTCCCCAGAAGGTAACGAGTTGGATGCTACGTATACATAGTCGGAACCATCTGCATAAATGTTTTGAATATCGGATGTGACTAAATTGTTTCCAAATTCTATCGGAGTTCCAGAACTCGTTGCAGTGTTGATTTTTCTACGCAAATCATATTTTTTGGAAGCATTTACTGCAAAAGATCCGCCAACTTCTACAGTATTATCCGAAATAACATTCTGAATATATGGATCATTGGTTTCTTGCACCAAAACATTACTATCTCTTTCCAATAATTCAACTCTGTCACCAACCTTCAAACTTGATCTATCAACATTACTTGAAAGAATGAAATTAGAATCGAGAGAGTCTACCTTATATTTTGCAGCAGTATTATAAATCCAAGAATTTGCAAAAATTTCTTTATACGTCTTTTCTCCGGAAGGATTTTGAATTAAATCGCCAAGATTTTTAACTGATATGGTGCTTCCTTCAGTTACTCTAATATTTTCAGATTCTTTTGCAAAATTTGAAATTACACCAAGTAATCTTACTTCTACTTTTTTGGATGTATCTCCGTCCTGATATATGTAATAGGTATCATTTGATACAATTAGATCATTTTTTCCTATTTCGGATACAATTCCGAAACAGTCCAAAAATTGGTTAATACTTTTTTTACTATAAGATACGGTATTGTTTCCAGATATTAATGTTCCACTTTCCGGAAATCCTATTGTAGAATCTACGGTTAATACTTCAGAACCAACAGATGCTGATAAAGTTGATTTAGTGCTTGGAGTTATTGTGAAATTACCTTCAACTGCAGAAAATTGATTATATCCAACAAAAAGAAAAAGTTTATAAAATGTTTTAGAATCTCTCCTAAAAGGTTCTAAAGATGATATTGAAGCACGGGTTGTTTCATCAGAATTTTTTATTATTGTTTGACCAACTAATTTTGTAGCATCAAAATCATCTTCATCAAAATTTAAAGAAACAACTTCTGCTATTGCTACTTCTCTTTTTAAGTATTCTGAAAAAGATGGTTTTATTAGATATTGTTCTAAATTTACAACGGTTGGTTCTTCGCCATAGAGAACATTGAACAATATTCTAAATGATTCATCAGTTCCTTTTGAAGAATAAAAGGATTTAGTTTCTTTGAGAAAATTTGAAATTTTTAAATTAGAAGTAAAATCTACCTTTTGCAGTTCTGGTGTAAGAGTATATTTTATTTTTTCATAAAATTCTCTTAGGAACAAAGAACTTAAATTTTCTACCGTTGTTCCAGAACTGTGTGAAGATGCTGTCGTTTTAGAAAATATTAATTCTTCCTGGTCTAAATCTTGATGATATCCAGTAATACCACTAAATCCACGAATACATCCAGTAAAAGTATTTCCACTAATTCCCGTATATGTTATAACTTCATCGTCTATCTTAAAAAGACCATACTGACTCGGAAATCCTTTAGTGCTTGATACTTCTATTGTTGTCTCTGAAGAAGTAATGTTGGAAGATAATGATGAACTATCCAGAATGACTTCTGGTATTAAATTATCTAACTCCAAATATTGATCTAAATTTTCAGCAATATCAATTGGACCGCCCTGATATTCCTGAGATATGTAATATTGCTTTAAAAATTGCGATGCATTTGGATTTTCATCCAATATAAAACTTGGAAGTTGGCTCTCAATAATTTGCTGAACCTTAACTCTAGATTCAAATCCAGTCTGTATCATATTAGTTTCTCGTTAAATTCCCGTTTGAATAACTTGATGTGTAATATTCTCTTGAGAAGAGATTACCAGTTATTTCATCGCCAGAAGCGATTACATCCCTTAGCATATTTATTTGACTTTTTGAAATATCAAATACCAAATATAGATCTTTTAATCCAATAACATCATTAGATTCTGGAAATGCTTGGATTTCTATAACACCATTTGGTCTGTCTGTAGACGTGATGTTTATTGTACCCAATCTAATTTCACCAGTGATGTAATCGACTGTTCCTGCAGATTTAGATATAATTCTGACAGTTCCATCATTAAGTGGTCTTACAATAGATAATGATCCAGTTCTCAAATCTGAATTTGGAACATCTGTCAGGTATACTGTATTTGTATCTCCAAAAACTCTGAATCCTGTTGACTTAATATTATATCCTTTAGAATTTGCATGGAATCTATTTCCAAAACACAATTCATACTGTGCAAATTGATTTAAAGATGCTCTCAAATCTCTTCTGATTATAACTTTACTAATGTTTGAGGTTATTGCAGAGTCTGTATTATCAATTATTTGAAGAACTTTACTATACTTAAATCTTCCTCCAAATTTATTAAGATCTAGAGACTCTGAATATTTTGTAAGTGAATTTACAACTCTTGTTTTTAAAGTATTTGCATTAGATATTTGAGAGTTGTTATAATAAACAGAAGAGTCTAATTCCACATATAGTATCTTAAGGTCAATAATTTTTTGATTAATACCAGAAATAGTGTATTGTTTTAAATCACTAAGAATCCTTGACTTATCAAAATCTGAAACATATGTTCCATTTTTTGGTTTAATACTTAAAATAACATTTCCGTATTCTGGTGGATCTAATTCTTCGCCACCAACTACAGCAACAGATTCTGTTTCTGGATAAATCTGTTTAATTATTGCCTCATAATCTCTTGATGTTACTGCTCTATTTTGCGACGAGTAAACTCTTGGTGCATAATATTTGATTGAATTGATAGATTCAATTTCAGACCCGTTAATAGCAGACTGAACCGTAGTTATTGATATACTACCTGGATCAATTGTAGTTTCAACAGAGTTAACTACTTTTACGATTCTTCCTGCAAAAGAAAATGCACTTGCACCATTTCCATCTCTACCATCTGTAACAATATAAGTAGAGGTTATGGATGTCCCATCAGATCCAACTTCATCACCAAGTTTTTTACCAATTATACCATCACCAAAAATAATTTCATATTTCTCATCTTGAATTTCTTGTATAAGGAAAATTCTAGAAGATGAGGTTACATTTAAAATATTGTCTACAATATTATATTCAATTCCAAGTCCACTTTCAGATGTTTTCTTAACATATACTCTTAATGTGGAAGTATCAATATATGGATTGTTCAGAATAAATCTTTGATCTAAAGATCCATCATATGTAAATGATTTTGTTAAGTAAGTGCCTTGATATACATCTATCTCATTAAATTGGGCTACACCATTAACAACATTAGCGGTTATATCTTCTGGTATTGAGAACGTGTAGGACGTGTCATTTGCTTCTCCAACGCATACTAAACCACTCTTAAGGGTAAGAGTAGGAACACTCTCTGTAGTGGTCACAGAGAACGATATAGTTGCCTTTGCTGCTGTTCTAGAGCGTGGTACATAACCAATATTTTTTGCCAGAGATACAACGTTTTCACGAAGAGTTGCCGAGTCCAAGAAAGACTCATTAACAATCATATTACTGTTAAATGCAGTAATGTATGTGTTGTATGCAAGGGTATCAATTAATATTGAAAAGTTGGACCCCTCAAAATCAAAGTCGCTAAATGTTGAATTAGCACGAAGATAATCTTTGATCGAGGTCTTTATCTGGTCAAAGTCTAGATTGGTAAATTTAGTAAAAGGCATTTTTTATCTTGTTGCCTCTAAGAGGAATGTATATTCTTGTGACGGAAACTCTTGTCCAATAATATTATATCCAACAATCACTTCAAATGCATTTTGATCTGGTTGTGGAGTTACCTCAACAATTACATTATTAACTCTTGGTTCAAAATTTTCTATTGCAATTGAAATTTGTCTCTGAATTACTGATGCAGTACCAAAGTCAACAAAATCAAACAGACTACCTCTAACATCAGAACCAAATAAAGGATTAAAAAATCTTTCTGTAGGGATGGTTTCTACAACATTCCTTACAGATCTGCGAATAGCATTCTCATTTTTTAAGATTTGCAAATCCTTTGTCACTGGATGAGGGACAAAGGATAAACTAATGTCTTTAAACGATTTGGATATCCTTTGTTCTGCCATTAGACTAGAGTTTTCTTGATTTTATTTATATTTACTTCCATGGATTACCATAATTTGGCTCTGTTCCATATTCCCAGTCATCATAATCTTCATCATTACGAATTTTTTCGTGCAATTCTGTCTGTTTTTTAAGATCATGATGAGGTGCAAGGTCGTGCATCACTTCTGTAAGCACTCTTTTTGGTTTTTCTTGCATTGATCCATAGTCTGAAATGAGTTTTGTGGTTCCCCACATCTCTCTCATATATTCAGTATTCCTATCTACAGGTGAATTTCCCATTTTAGCTCCTGTTTTTGTTAAAAACAGAACTTTTAGAGGGGTTGCTATCCCTTAGTGTTATTTATTTTCACGTTCCTGAGCGGTTTTCCAAAAATATTCATCCTCACGACCCATTCCTAGACGTTCAAAACCATTCTCAACCTGATAATATTGAGTTGAAACCTTAAAATCAGGCATTTTTGGTTCGACAGGAGTTAAACTATTGTCAAAAATACGCAATCTATTGTTTGGGTAAAGCGCATATTGTCCATTGTTCAGTTCAATTAGATTATGAGACTTATGTTCTGCAGGATTTTCACTCGTTGCCCAATCAACCATGTCTGGATCACGGTGATAGTTGTCAATGGTGCAGACATAACAACCTTTCTGAATACCAAAGTCGCGTGTATAACACTCAAAGTCCATACTACCGATGAATTTTTTATCAATACTCACCACACCATAGTCCATACAGTTCCAAAACTGTAAATTCGGAAGATCCATATCAGGATCTGGTGTCTTTGGTGACGAGACAAACGCACTGATGGGTAATTTGTCATACATTGCAGCATATTCTGGTAAGTATGTCTCAAAATAAAAAGCGCGTCCAGGAATCGACTTTGCCGAAACCCAAACGCCCTTTACAAATTCACCGTGTCCACTTTGATGGTCTGTAAGATATTCCTTACGAACCCATACTTCTTGTGATGGAAGGTTGGTGATTAAACAACTCATAAGACTTTATTGACTGTCTTATTTAACCCTTACCTTGACCACGATACTTCTTCTTTGCTTTATTGCGAGAAGACGCTGCATACTTAGTATTCATGCCTGCTCCTTGACGAGTTTTCTTCGGTGCGCCCTCTACATAACCGCCACCTTTACGCATAGCCATTTGTTAATCTCCTAATAATTTCAGTTTCAAGATCTTCAGGTCTTGGAGAACCTGTCTGATAATACTCTATCGACAGGTTCTCCATCATATCGAAATACTCCTCCTCTGTCAAGTTAGAGTACAGTTTACGTCCCTTACAGTAGATATTGTAAGACTCGTCAGCCATCTCAAATCACTCTTGTCTTTTCGTGACCGACTCTGATACGAGGATCGCACCAGATCTCAAAACCTGCTGCAATTGCATCGAGACAGAATGATACATCCTCTCCACACATGTCTTGTACTGCACCAGAATCAAAAACTTGCATCTTCGGAGCAAACCAAGGATACTTCATCTCTGGATGCTCAAAGACTCCGTGCTTAATCATCAACCATCCAAATCCTGCATAGTCAACGGTAAATGGTTTACGACGCTTTGAGATGCTATCAAGAGTTTCGTGATTCATGACTCCACCATTGTTCTTGAAGTCATCTTCCTCTAACCAGTGTGCAACAGAGGTCGTGCGACCATCTTCGGTGCAGTACCATCCACTTGCAATGTCCTTGTCCATCAGAACCAACTGATAGAATTTCTCAGTATTGAAAACAATATCACTATCAATCCACAGTTGATAATCATATTTTAGTTTGCCATCCCAAGGAATCTGATCGGGTCCACGCAGCACATTCGCACCAAGACATTTGCATCTTGCAAAATTGACCATTGATGAATAGTCCTGCGAGATCTGGATGCTTGCTCCTGCTTGCACAAGATCAAAACAAAGTTGAACAAAGTTCTTCAGATAGGTATATGAAACTCCTCTTCCAGGAAGACAAAATACAATTGCCTTCCCTTTGATCATTTCTCTTGCCTTACCATAATCCCATTCTTCTTCGGATTGTGATGGTGTCGGAGTCTTTGCTTTTACAGTAAATCCTTTAGCCATAATAGAGTGTAATTACTTCAGTATCATACAGTATTATC